AGTCATCTAAGTTATCAGATGTTTGTGTAATAGAAGCAGTTACTCTTGAAGTATAAACTGCACCTATATCTATTGGAGTTGAGAATAAATAAGTTCCTTCAGAATATAAATCATAAGAAGTTACACCAGAATCAAAGAATGAAGTTCCTGAATCAAAGTTTCCTGTTGCACTATCAAATAGTTCTGATGAGTCTAATCTTAATGTACCATCAGATACAATAGTTTGAAATTTAGTTCCTGAAAATGTTGGAGATTCAGTTTGTGTTGCAACAGCATTGTAGTTTCCTATTGCTAATACATTTGTTTCAATGATTGTTTCATTAGAAGAAAAGTTACCATTTTTATCTACTGCTTTTATAAGATATGAACCTACTCTTGCTGGAACTGTAACTGAAGTAGCTGGTCTTGCAACCTTTTCAACTAAAGAAACTGAGTTAGCCCAAGAAGCACCACTTGTTTGTGTTGAATATCTTATTTGATAATAAGCTAAATCTAAGTCTGTAATTTGTTGCCAAGATAAATGTGCATCTCCACCAATAATGTTACATGAAAAATCTGTTACATCAGAAGGTGGTGCAATTCCACCAATGATAGTTCTTGTTGCAGAAGTATAAGTAGAACTAACTCCTAATGTATTAAATGCTCTAACTCTTACGTTATAAGTAAATCCATCTTTTACGTTTAGTATTCTTTGAGTTAAACCAGAACCTTGTCCAGCAATAATGTAATCTGTATCTGTACTTAGTTTATATTCTACTTGGTAATAATCTACAAAGCTATCTGGTGATGCACCTATTGTTACGTCTAAAGCAGTAATAACAACTCCGTCTGAGTATTCAATTAATTGATCGTCTAATGTAACTGAAGCTGGTGCTTGAACATTATTAGGATTTGGTAATGTTGTATCAGCTATTACAGGTTCTTGATTTTTTGCAGACCAACTATAAAAAGTATTTTGGTGTTCTGATAATTGTAAATCAACTGTACTATCTGTATTGATAGCAAGTCCAAGAACTCTAAATGGTTTTGCACTAAATCCACCAGTTGAATAAGTTAAAGTTACTATATCTCCAATAGATAAATTTAATGCTTCAGAAGTGCATCTAACTTCAACTCCTAAAGCATTTCTTGATCTTCTTAAAATAATTTCGCAAAGTTCTTCAGCTTGATAAGGATTTGTTACATTTCTAAATTCAAAACTACCTTCTAGTTCTGTATTATTATCTTCTGCTAATAAAGTAGCATATTGATCTGCAACATCTAAAGATGAATCGTCTGCTGGTGGAAATGAAATAGTATCGTCTTGCCAATTTTTAGAAGGATTAACAAATGTTCCTATTACTCGGTTATATTTACTATTTTTCTTTTCTCCATATATTTTAATACCACCAATAATATTATCAGTATTTAAAAGTAATTGTGAACTTCCTGTATCTTCAATAATAACTTTGTATTTACCTTGAGTGTAAGTAAATAATGCTCTCATTGGTGCTAATAAATCTTTTACATTGTCTAAAACTTTTTGAGATGTGTCTATAACTGCATTTGTTTCAAATAAATTAATGTCAGAAGTTGCACCAGTATAAGGAGTTACTTGTGTATCGCAGGTATTTGCAGAATTTTTAAATGAGTCGTAGTTTGTTTCAAAAGCATCATTAGGTAATCCTTTTCCATATCTAGTATTTCTTAAATAATCTAAAAGAACTAAAGCTGAGTTGTTTGAATAAGCCCAAGTTGTAGAATCGTCTTGTCTATGTGAACCAGAACCACCTTTAGTTGTATCTAATCTTGGGTCGTATATCTTTTTGCCTTTTAGAACCACTTTAACATCTGGTAGAGAACCAAAGGCATCTTGATTCCAGCTAAATTTAAATGCAAGATAAGCAACACCAGATAATTTATAATTAGAATCCCAATTAGTGCTTTCATCTAACAATGATGAAACTGATTGATTATCTAATCCATAAAAAGCTTGAACTGATATTAAACTTGCACCTTCTTTATAAAAATTAGTGTCTGAACTATTTACTGTTCTTACTGTTCCATTAGTTAATGAACCTGACCAAATAACAAGTTTATCATCAATATAAATTTCATCTATTGATTCAATACCACCATTACCACCTTCGCAAATAACTCCTGCTATATAAAGATACGCATTATCACTTCCTGAACTTTCAACAAATACTCTTGAAATACCAACTTGTCTCTCTCCATAAACAATAGGAATAGAAGCATTGTTTGAATCTTTATTTACTAGAACTCCTTGTGATGCTGGTGTTCCTGAATAACCAGAAGGTATTATTGGTTTAGGTACTAACCAACCTATAACAGAACTAACTACTTTTCCAATTCCACTTACAACACTTCCTATTGCTTTACCTGCACTACCTAATATATTACCAACAAAACCCATTAAATTCTCACAAAATTATTCCAGCTAGGTTTTGTATGCCTAACTTGTTGTTTAACTATTTTATTATCTTTTATTCTTAACCATTTAATTTCTTTGTCATAGCCATATAGAGATGTGAAATGGTTTTTAGTCCAAGCCATTATTTCTTTTAGATTTCTTTTTGCAAGTGTTTCAATGTGCCATAAATTATTACCACAATTCCATTGATTTGCTTTTAACACTCCAGTTGCTTTAAATCTGTGTTCTACAATATCATTAATAAATGCCCAGTTAGTAAAACCTATTACTTCATTTTTATCTTTGTGTATTTGGTATTGTCCAAGATTAAAAGATGGAAGTATCATTTCTGATAACTGTTTGTATGTGTACTTGTTATATTTTTCAAAGTGTCTATAAACAGAAACTATGTGGTAAAAATTGTTCATGCTCTACCCCATTTAATTTCACGAACTGATTGACTTGCATAATCAAATCCTTTGTCATTAGGAAAATATAACTTTTGTGAATTAGTATTTGTTTTTCTAGTTTTAACTTTATCAAAGTCTGCCCAATGAGATGCAACACTGATTAGCACAGAAGAACTTGTTTCATCTTCATCAATGTTAAAGTTTTCTATTCTTCCTTCAAATAAAAGAAATGGGTCTGATATTAATGCCTGAGAATCATTTAAAAAACCCCTGTAAACATTTACAACTTTATCCATGTAATCATTGTTTAAAACTAATGAAATAATTGTTTGGTCTGCACCAGTAAATTTTAATGTTAAACTATTTACAGCAACTTCAGAACTTTCAGTAACTTCTGATAATCCTAAAAATAAAGAAGATGCTACATAAGTGTTACCACCATAACTAATATCTTTATAATGATCTGTATAATAAAATCCTGTGCTAACTCCAATATATACTAGTTCTACTGGATTAAGTTTGTTAGTTGCAAGTTCAGTTGTTAAAGAACCACTTAATGATCTTGTCATTAAAGTACCTCTATAAGATCAATTTCGTATTTAAAATAATTTTCTGTTCCAATATTAAATTCTTGTATGTCATTAGTTAAACCAACTGTAAAATCTACATTGTCATAAATGATTATTGCATTATCAGCTACGTTTGCTCTTAATGGTGGTTCAAAGGTTAATGTTCCTGCACCAGAACCATTTGAATCAACATCAGCAACACACATATAAACTTTTGCTTGTCCAGTAAATCTAAAGAAGTCTCCAGCTTTAATTACACCAGTTAAACTGTTTCCCATGCCATCTATTGAGCAAGTAGTAACACCAGCACTAATAGCACCAGCAACAGATATAACTGTACTAGCAGAACCTTGTGCATCATCAATAGTTGGTGGAGTGTATTGGAATGATTCTAATTGTGATCTTTGTTTCATTATAAAAGCAAGTATAGGTGCAAACTCACTTCTGCTCATAACTGGAAATTTAAGAGTTAATCTAAATCTTTGACCATCAATTTGTCTTGATTGTCGTCTGCCAGAAACAGTTGTTGATACAATAGTGTTCTGATTAGAACTTATTGATACCGAACTTGGAACTGGGTTTGTTGGGAATGTTCCACTCATACTAAATTAGATTTTCCTCTTGAGTTTAAAGCTTGATTTACAATATTTGTAATTGTTGCTCTATTGTTTAAAAATAATTGTTCTACTCCTCTTACATCAACTGCTGAAACATTTATATTAACTACTGTTCCCATTCCATTTAAATCTGGTGTAGGTACAATAGTACCACTTGTAGATGGTATAAATAATTCTCTACCACGTTCTCCTACTATTGCAGGTTGTCCAGCACTAATACCACCACCTTCAGCAAAGAAAAAAGAAGCTATTTGTGCAATAGTTCCTATTGTGTTTAATGTGCTACTACCACCACCACCCCCACCACCACCAGAACTTCTTAATCCATTAAGAGCAGTTTGATAACCTATTTGAGTTATTAATGCTGAGTTCTGTTGTTGAATATAACCAATTTTTTGTCTTTCAATTTCTAATCCTGTTCTTGATAAAATTATTTCTAATGATCTTCTCGCAATAGTTTCAATAACTGTTGATAAAATTTTAATTAATATATTTTGTAGGAATGATCTAAATACATTTTGTAATTTTTCTCCAAGAATAATTGATTTAGCTAATCCTTCTGATAAATCTGTAATAGCTTTATTTAAAGTCTCAGCTATAAATTTAGATACATCACTTACTTTTGATAATGTATCTTTGTTTAGAGCATCTAATAATTGTTTAATCTTTTCAAATAAACTTAATTGAACTTCTACTTGACCTTTAATTCTTTCTAATGCCTGTTCATATTGGCTTTGATTTAATATTCTTTCTTTTTCTTTTTCTGCTATTCTTTCGTTAATTCTAAACTGATTAAACAAACCTTCATTTTGATCTTCAATAGTAGCTTCGTTTTCTTTAGATAAAATTCCTACATCTTCTAATCCTTTTATAATTTTACCATAAACTGTTGCCACAGCTAAAACTGCTACTTGACCTTTTCTTCCAAGTAATAAAAATCCTATAATACCAATTTCTTGAACTTCTTTAGGAAATAATTTTAAGAAAGCATATAAATCTTTAAATGCTTGTACTGTGAAGTCAAATATAGGTTTTGTTAAAGAAATAATTGTGTCTGCAAATCCTAAAAACTGTGTAATAATTTCTTTTGTACTATTAGCAAATCCACTTACAAACTTTTGTAATTGTTCTGGGTTCTCTTTGATTATATCTGAGATTGCATTGGTTAAATTAGTAAAGAAGTCTAACAAACCTGCTCTAGCAATTTCTTCTTTAATATTTTTGATTGAGTTAAAAAATCTGTTTGTTGCACCTTCAAATGTATTTGCAAAAGCATTACTAGCTAAACCAAACTGTCCATTAGCACCAAATACTTTTAAAAACTCTTGTACTGCTGTTTTTGGTTCTCTTTTAATACCATCTGTGAAACCTAATATATTTTCTAAACCTCGTCTTTTTAATTCTCTTGTTCCCTCAATACCATTGATAGATAAGTTATTAAATTCTCTAGCAACTGTTTCTAATGGTATATTTAAAGCTATTGAAGCATTTTGAATTGCAGTTAAAGAATCAATTAATTTATCGCTATTTTTAGTTAATGCAAATATAGCACTAGCAGATTGCTCAATACTGTCAGCAGGTAATGGTGAATTAGCTATAAACTTTTGTAAAGATTCAAAAGATTTTTTTCCTTCATCTATTGATGGTGCTAATTGTAAAAATTGACTTCTTAATTTTTGTGCTTCTGAACCTGCTTTTAAAATACCCTTTAATGTTGCACCAGCACCAATACCTATTAAAGCATTTTTTAAATTAAATATATTGTTCTTAACTTCTGTAAATGCTTTAGAAGCATTATTCT